GTTGTAATTTCCTTCTGGAGCATTTTACCAATCCTCCCGCATTAGGGAATAATAAGGGCTCTAACTCAATAGAGGAAGGCTTAATGGCGATGCTCCAATCTGTCGAAGCTGATAAATTCAAGGTATTCTCTACTCTATCAGATTGGTTTGAAGAGTTCAGGATGTACCACAGAAAAGATAACAAGGTGGTTCCTATACGGGATGACCTCATGAGTGCAACAAGGTACGCATTCCAATCCCAGAGATTTGCCGTTGCTGGCGAAGACCCCTCTTGGACTGAGGATGTAACATACAGGAACTACGGAATCATTTAATGGCTAAAGAAAAAATTACTGAGGACGAACTGTTAGCAAGAATCAGGAGTGAAGTTACTGATGCCTTGGGCTATGGTGATACAGTATCCAAGCAACGAGAAGCTGCTATGGAATATTACTATGGCTTGCCGTTTGGTAACGAAGTAGAAGGCCGTTCTCAATTTGTAGATAGTACAGTAGCAGACACTATAGAATGGATTAAGCCCTCCTTGATGAGAATTTTTGCTTCCGGGGATGAGATGGTAAAATTTAATCCTGTTGGACCTGAAGATGTAGAGTCTGCTGCCCAAGCTACCGATTATGTAAATTATGTTTTTACTCGTGATAACCCCGGATGGGAGATATTGTATTCTTGGTTTACTGATGCTCTTCTAAGTAAGAATGGCATAGTAAAGGTATGGTGGGATGAATATATTGATTATGAAAGAGAAGAATATAAAGGCTTGGATGAAATGGAGCTTTCTTATCTGATAACGGGTGATGATATAGAGGTTGTAGAGCATACTCAATATGAGGTTGATTTAGAGCCTCGCCATGATATTGTTATAAAAAGGGAAATTAAGAAGGGAAAAATCAGGGTAGAAAATGTCCCTCCATCAGAGTTTCTTATATCTAGGGAATCCAAGGACATAAAGGATGCTAGATTTGTTTGCCATAGGGTAAAGAAGACCTTATCTGAACTTAGGGAGATGTATCCTGATGAAAAGTTAGGGCCGGAAGATTTGGGCAACGATGATGGAAGCATGGACTCTTTTGGTAGCGAAAGGCAATCAAGATATGATTTCGATAATAGTTCTAATTTTGGGCTAGAAGATGGTACTGAATATGAGGAATCATTGAGAGTTTATTGGTTGAATGAAAGTTTCCTTAAAACTGATTTTAACGGCGATGGCCTCTCCGAATTAAGGAGGGTTTGCACTGTCGGTGATTATGTATTAGCCAATGAAGAAATAGATTCCATACCTTTTATATCCATTACCCCCATAAAAATACCGCATAAGTTCTTTGGTTTATCGGTTGCTGATCTTGTTATGGATTTGCAGCTAATAAAAAGTACGCTGATGCGAAATCTTATGGACAATATGTATAACCAGAACTTTGGTCGATATGCCGTATTAGAGGGGCAGGCGAATCTCGATGATCTTCTCACCCAAAGACCGGGTGGAGTAGTTAGAGTAAAATCCCCCAACGCCGTAATGCCCCTCACCACTCCCCCCTTAGAACCTTATTCTTTCCAGATGCTTGAATATCTTGATGGAGTAAGGGAATCCCGAGCGGGGGTGAACAAGTATACGCAGGGATTAAATGAGAATGCTTTAACATCCCATACTACAGCTACTGCTGTAAACGCCGTTATGACTGCTGCACAGAGTAGGGTTGAGTTGATTGCAAGGAATTTTGCAGAGACTGGCGTAAAAGATTTAATGAAGGCTATATATACCCTTTTGCAAAAGAACCAAGATCAAGAGCGAGTCATAATGCTTAGGAATAAATGGGTTCCGATTCGTCCCGATATGTGGAAAGATTGGTATGATTGCACTGTTTCTGTTGCCCTTGGAACAGGGAATAAGGATCAGCAGGCGCAGCACCTTGTTACCATGCTTCAATTTGCTGGTGATGCAATGAAGGGTGGATTAAGGATTGTTAATGAAAAGAATATGTACAACATGGGTGCAGCCCTAGTAAAGAATATGGGTTTCCAGAATGTAGATGATTTCCTTACAGACCCAGATGAGATTCCTCCAATTCCCAACCCAGAAGAGGAAATGAAGCAGATGGAAATGCAGTTGAAGTTTAAAGAACTGGAAATGAAGGCTGCGGATATACAAGTGAAGCAAATGAAAGTACAACAAGATGCAACTGCTGACTCTATTGATGCTCGACTAAAGTTGCAGGAACTTGCTTTGGAAAGAGAACAGAACAGAGCAGTAGCGATAGGAGAAACGTAATGGCGACAAAGGAAAGAGCAATTCAGTGGGCAACGGGTATAAAGCCTTTTAGCACATGGAAAAAGAAGGAAGTCCCCGTAAAAACAGGTATGGAAGAGGCTGATAAATTGTGGACTAAATCTGGCGCTCAAAAGGTTGCCTCTCAAACTCCTAAAGAGAAAAGAAAACGACGGCAACGACGTTTTCATATGTTAAGAAGTAAGGTTGTTTGAAAGATTGTGCCGAAACGTAAGATATTTGTTGGGCATGGGAAAACTGCTATTAAGGGTTCTGGGACTCGTCGTGGAACAACAAGTGGTCAGGGCAAGTGGTGGAATCCTCCATCTGATCCGGCTACGGTTAAGGATTTAGATGAAATCAAAAAGATAGAAAAAGAATTAAATGAGGATTCTAAAAAGAAAAAACCTAGCAGCGATGTGAAATCCCCCAAAAGAAGTAGAGGCGGAGGTGGTGCGGCTGGTGGTATTCCCGGACAGGTTGGAAGGTGGATGATAGACCGGAAAACCGGGCGACGAACATTTAAGTTGATGTAACATGACACCAGAAGAAAGGGAACGAAGAGCGCGTTCCTTAATAGATGATCCGCTCTTGAATGAAGCATTTGAAGTATTAAAAGAAGATTTAATGAATCGCTGGAGTCATAGCGGTTCTACAGATTTGGAAGCTAGGGAATCTATCTGGCTTGCAATGCGACTGCTTGACAAGATTCATGGTCATATAACATCCATAGTTGAAACAGGACACATGAACAAGATTCTTGATAAGCAACATCCATTTATCTGAAAGAGGATTTAATTATGGCGGATAAGCAACCAGCCCCGCAAGCACACGAAGAGCAAACGCAACCCGGAAGTTTATGGGAAGCGCAAGATGCATTACTCAAGATGATGGAACCGGAAACGGAAACTCCAGAAACTGAGGAAGCACAACCTACAGAAGAAGAAGAGTCTACAGGGGAAACTCAAGACGAATCATTGGAAGAGGAATCCGAAGAGGAAGAAGAAGCCGAGAAGGCTGAAGAAGAATCTGAGGAGTCTGACGAAGAAGCAGAAGAGGAACTTCTTTATGCTGTCACTATAAACGGTGAAGAGCAGGAAGTAACCCTTGACGAGCTTATGAAAGGCTATTCACGCCAGTCAGATTATACCAGAAAGACGCAAGATGTCGCTAAAGAAAGGCGAAATATGGATACATTGCAACAGCAATATAATTCCGGGTTAGCCCAAATGCAACAAGAGCGTCAGCAGTACCTTGAACATCTAAACCAAATCATTTCAAATTCAGCATCTAATCTTGATAAGTTCACGAACATCGACTGGGAATCAATAAAAGAAAATGATCCCATAGAGTACGTGACCAAAAGGGAGGAATTTAGGGAAGCACAGGAGCGAGTCCAAGCTATGCAACAAGAGCATTATATGGCTCAACAAAAGCAAAGTCAGGACGCCCAAAGGTTCCGTTCTCAAGCCCTTCAAGAAGAACATGGAAAATTAGTTTCAATTCTTCCAGAATGGGGTGAGCCCGAAAAACAGAAAAAGCTAGTTTCTGAGATACGTTCTTACGCCTCAGGGCAGGGTTTTTCTGATGAGGAACTAAATTCTCTCGTAGATCATAGATCGTTGATTGTTCTTATGAAGGCCCAAAAGTATGATAAGTTACAGAAGGCTGACATAAAATCCAAGAAGCTGAAAAATAAGCCCAGAGTAATTAGAGCCGGGTCAGGAAAAGATAAGAAAGAAGATTCTAGGAGTTCTGCTAAACAAAAAATGAAACGTCTAAGGCATACAGGTCACGTCGATGATGCGGCTAGTTTGCTGGAAGATATGTTTAATTCTTAATAGGGAGATAAATAAATGGCTATTGCTACAAATACGTCACTGACGTACAGTTCCGTAGCGATCCGCGAAGATTTATCTGACGTGATCTACAATATCGCGCCCTTGGATACCCCCTTCATGTCAGGTTGTGCAAAGACAAGTGTTGATAATACTTTCTTTGAATGGCAGACTGATACTATTACCGCTGGTGCGGCTAATAGAAAGATAGAAGGCGACGACAGCATTGCTGCCACCGCACGGGTACTTCCAACGCGATTA